ATTTTATAAGCCAACTGCTTACCATTGTAAACCTCTTTCATTCCACCCGTCGCAGCCGCCATATCCTTTTTTGCTTTCTTTCGAAACTGTTTGAGCTCAAGAAGAATCGCTGGTAAAAGACTAGGAACACCTTGAGCAAATTTATACGTTCGATCACCGATATTGAAGATTTCGTAGGTAACACCTGGGATATTCCCATATCGCCTTTCATCCATCACATAGCTCGAATAACAGAGATTGTGGGCCATCATAATTGAAGGATACAATGCTTCAAAATCTAGGGCTGTGATTGGTGTATAGTATGCACCCTTTTGTGCCTCAAGAACAGTCGCACCTTCATAAGGTTCTTCAGGAATCGCACCGTATCGAATCGTGGGAACCATAAATCCCAACTCCCTAGCCTTCTTCGTGAGCTGACTAAACACCTTAATCTGTTGACCGCGTTCAACTAGGAAACATAGAGGTACCCAAGTAGCTTTAGCCATCTCCAGGAGGTTGAGGAGTGTACACAACTTCTTCAAGAGTTTGTGGGGAAGTAAGGTATCCTTAATACAGTACTCAGCAACTTCACCCAACTTTACAGGATCACCCTCTTTGTAGCGAGCAAACATTTCTTTAGGGGACATATCAATCTTTTGGTCATCGAGATACAACTTTGAAACATTGTTCAAACTGTACGAATCCAATTTGTATCCCTTCTTAACTTCGTGGAACATATCGAAAATAAATCGTCCAGACATCGGAAGTAATTTCAAGAAGTTATCCCCCAAAGCACTTGAACTCAATTTTTTCAGAGTAAGTTGACAAGATTCGTCATTCAATCTGCCAAGTTTAAAAAAGTTTGGGTTGCATCCACAATAACGAGCTCGCTTGTAAATATACTCAAGATCAAAACCGAAAATATTCCAACCAGTGATGATATCAATGTTCTTATCGTGTAGATACTTATGAAACGCTTCGAGCATTTCCCGTTCAGTGTCAAAACTTATGACATCAGGACCTTCTGTCTTCTTGTAACATAAACACACTTTTTCATATGGTTCATCAGTTCCAAACTTACAGAGAGAAATTGCAATTTGAAAACAGGCATCACCAGGAACATCTGCATCTGGAAACTTACCAGTTGAACTGTTACACTCAATATCAAATGATCCCACAACAAACGGGGCAATATCATCTCGATCCACTGGCTTCAGAGAAGACCATTCGTTACACCACAGATCTATGTCCACCTTGGCGAGATGTGATCGCACACACTTGTCACCAGTATCGATCCATCCAGTTGATTGAATACCAGTTCGATGCATCAGGCGAAGAACTGGATCGAGGTTAGACTCGTAGACTTTCAACATTTTTGTTCCAGAAGAAAGGTCCACAGGTCTTCTTAAAAACCCATCAACGCGACGACGGGCTGCAAGGTTCGTAAAGTTGATCTTCATAAAAAAGAACTCTTCATTGTTTTGAAATCCCCAAACATCTTTGGACTTCGCCATAGAATATGAAGTGACACATTCGGGACATTTCCTACACAGGAGATTATAGATTTCATTGACTGTTTGTTGTGACGTCCCAAACGAAAGTTTTATGAAGAAGTATGGATTGAATGATGTAGTCACACAAACCGATTTACCATCCTCAGTCTTCCCAAATATACTGACATGGTGTTCTTCTTCTGTGTCTCTAGGTTCCCAAGTCAAAGCCTGGAAAACCACCATATGTATACTATGAGCCAAATTTTTAATATCAATTACTAATAAATGTCTGCCGCTTTAATTGAGCTCGTGTCGGTGGGTGCCCAGGATGTCTACATCACGGGTGAACCCCAGGTCAGCTTCTTCCGCCAGAACTACAAACGTTATACCAACTTCGCTATGAAGCCTGAGCGTATGGATTACATTGGTACCTTCGGTGCGAACAACGAAATCACGGTTCCTATCCGCTCTAAAGGTGATCTCATGAGCTACATCTGGATCGAAGACACCCTCGTCTCCAATGTACAAAACAACCCCGATGGCCTTTTCTCTTCGACTGCTTCCAACCCCACTGAGTTCAGTCTCTGGATTGGTGGACAAAAGGTTTCACAATTGGACTCTCTCTTTATTCAGGGTGTACACAACCCTCTTATGCGTGACACCACTGCGAAGGCGTCCATGGCTGCCACAACTTCCGTACTGAAGACCAATCACGGTGGTGATCATTACATGATCCCTTTCTTCTTTGGTGAAGACTGGACAAAAAATCTCCCACTCGTTGCCCTGCAATATCACGACGTCGAGATTCGTATCAAGTGCCGCGATGGTTACACACCTACCGGTAGCCCTAAAATTTGGGGTAACTATGTATACCTAGACACAGAGGAACGTAAATTTTTCACCGACAGTGAACATGAACTTCTCATTACCCAGACACAGTATCAGCCAGCCTCGAGCACTGATACCGAGATTGATCTGAGCTATTTCAACCACCCTGTGAAGTCTCTTCATCTCGTTTCCGGTAATACTACTGGTGGTGATGATTGGGACACCGAATTCAACTTCGATAAAACATCCCTTTACATCAACGGTGTTCCCCTGTTCGAAGATACATCGAGTGTCTATCACCACACTGTCATTCCCGAAATGCACTGTACCGATCTCCCAGATGACATTCTCGAGGATCTTCCTACCTTCTCATGGCCTTTCTGTCTGACCATGAGCAAGATGCAGCCCACTGGTACCCTCAACTTCTCTCGCATCGATAACGCGAAGCTTACTCTCTCTAACCCATCGGGTGGTAACCAACTCCATCGTGTCTACGCGGTCAACTATAACATTCTTCGTATCAAGAATGGTATGGGTGGTGTCGCTTTCGGTAATTAATTCCAATTGTCAATCAAAGTTTTCGTCTTTTCATACATCCCCTTCCCATGGAAGGTCTTGTCCTTTTCTCCCTCCCAAATTGTGAGTCGGTCCTCAAGGAAATCCTTGAACTTATCCGAGTCACAGTTAGACTTGTATCGGACCTTTTCACACTTAAGTGCCTCTTCCATCGCGGCAACACGAACATTCATCGAACGCTTAGCCAACTCATCAGGGGTCAGACGGGTGTAGTCTTCTTGTTTTTTTCCGAGTGCCATTTATATTATGGAAGCTCCTATTCTTTATTACTGTAAAGCGTGTAAGAGAACTTATGATGGTCACGCCCAATGCTGTTTTGAGATGGACCACGTCCACGTCCAAGTTAAAGGTAAAAGAGAATGATAATTCAATGATACCATTTGTCCTCAAATCTGAAGTACATATAGACGATTTTTTTCCTATACCAGTTGGATCTGTTCAGTTAGACCATGCGTTAATTAAAAAAATCAAAGATTTTATTGAAAAAAATGAGATGACATTTACTAAAAATGTCAGTGGTAATGGTATAAGTACAGATTTTTACATCCTTAATCATAACGAACTTAGTGATGTAAAAAATGTGTTGACAGATACCGTTAATGAATACTTTAAAAAAATTATAAAAAATGGTATAGATACAAAACTACATATTACCAACTCATGGCTAACCGCATCTCAAAATGGTGAATCGCACCACGTCCATACACATCCAAATAGTATAATATCTTGTGTATTATACCTAAATGTAGATGAAGAAGAAGATTCAATTCTATTCTCGAATCCAAATAGTGGTAATATGTTTGGTAATATGAGATTTTCGCCATACAGATCAAAGTGGTTGCAAGAGGCGTGGAAGGTAAAACCAACTAATAATACACTTATCATGTTTCCATCCACCTTACAACATGAAGTACCTACTAGGGCAGAAACGAGTAAGGGTGAGCGGATGTCTATGTCGTTTAATACCTGGATTAAAGATGCAACAATTGGCAGTATTATAGATAACGCACATCAATTACATTTATAATATGTATATACATCAAATACTAAATGATACCATTTATCATAGCTGGTGCACTCACAGGAGCCCTCGCGTACACCTACATGGGACAGAACCTAGTATCATCTCAGGAAGCCAAGAGACTCATTAAAGATGGTAAGATAAAGAGAGTCATAGATGTTCGCACCGCCGTTGAATGGCGAGCTGGTCACTACCCTAGAGCCTTACACATTCCAGTGGACAAGATCGATGAAAAAACAACAACAGAACTCCCAAAGCGGGGTTTACTAGTCTACTGCAACACTGGGCAAAGGGCCAGATTTGCGGCAGAGAAATTAGAAGAATTAGGTTTTAATGATGTTTATTATATTGCTGGTCACTATTCGTCATTACTTTAGTTTTAAATTTCAGAATAAGCAACATATGCCTCCTTTTTAACGACCCCAATTGGAAGTGTCTCAATCGCCTTAACATCTGCTACTACTACAGCATTCTCTTGTGCTTCTACAATAGCAGTGGTTAACACATCAGCTGGATTGGAAGGATCTTCCTCCGTCTCTGCTTCCGCAATAGCAGTGGTTAACACGTCAGCTGGGAGGAGGGAAACTTCCTCTTCCTCTTCCTCTTCCTCTGGTGTTTCGGGGGCTGGACCTGTGGCTGGACCCATTACTGGGGGATTCGCTTCTTTTTTCTCACCGAAAAAAATGTATCTGAAGTTTGTCCCTATGACGAGAACGATGACAACCAAAAAGGCTTGAACGAGTCTAGTATTAATACCTTTCATTATACAGTAGTACAATATTTTTTCAGACGTTCGAGACGATCAATTTCACGATTCCTAAATATCGTCAGTTGAGTAACTTTACCCTCAAGTGTGACAAGTCCATGCTGTCTCAAAGATGTCACATTTTCAACCCGCACTAAATCGACCCATGACATCTTTGAACTCGGCGTTTTACTATGATGTACAGCCAAGACAGCTGCATCCCTCTTCGTCTCTCTAGGAACCTGGTCATCATCGCAACATATTACAACGTGTGCACCTGGATAACCACTCGCATGCATCCACCAGTGTTTAGGGTCACTCGAGTTTGTAAGCATATCATTCTCTTTCGCCGATTGTCCAACTCGTATGATGATACCATCTTGTGTGGTATATTCGTGCATTATTTTTCCTCCCTACAAATAATATGCACGTCGTTCTTAAGCCCAGTCCATCTGTGAGCCATAAATATCGTGTGATTCTTCCAAGTAAAAGAGCTATAGATTTTGGTCAGAAAGGTGTTCAATATTACACAGATCATGGTGATGCTCGTCTCATGCGCGCACATCTTATTAGGAAAGGTGCTGTGATTCCTAAGAAGTTGCGGATAGAGACAAACCATCGTGAAATTCATCGGGGTATGTTGGGTGTAGATGAAAGTGAAAAGGAAGATTGGGAAGATTTCTTTAGAGCTGAATACTGGGAACGATGGATGTTATTGTCCTATCCAGATGTCAACAAATCCAAGCTATACATGACAATGACCAAGGGTATTCTTTTCATGCCTACAGAGGAGGATTTATGGTTTTGTAAAGATAGTATTTTCAAAGACCTGTAGATCCAAATCCACCAGAACCCCGTTCAGTATCCTCAACGATACTAATCTCCTCGACGGGTGGCGTCTCACAACGTTCTAGAACAAGTTGCGCGATGCGATCTCCCTTCTTGATTTCAAAGTCTTTCTCTCCATGATTGAACAAGACAACTTTGATTTCACCGGTATAATCAGGATCAATAACACCCGCACCAACATTGATGCAGTGCTTAACAGCTAGACCTGATCGAGGAGCTACACGACCATATACACCTTCAGGTAGGACCACCGTGATACCAGTACCTACGAGAGCTCGGCCAGCCTGGCACGGAACCATGGCATCTTCGGAGCTGTATAGATCATATCCCACAGAACGATCAGAGCCACGAGTAGGCACAATAGCATCGAAACAAAGTTTCTTGACCCCGAGGGACATCTATTTGTATCATGACTCAAATCCTTAAGTTGATGGTTGACCAAACCTAGGTGAAATACCATTTTTAGCTCGTTCTTTATATACAAGTTCGAGTAACCACAAAAACATCCTTATACGGTAACTAATCATTTTTTTTCAAATAAGTAAGTGTACAAATACCACAACTGAAAATATTTATGAAATACTGACACCCAAGGATATATAACTTTGTGTATATATCTTCATATGCATACAAATAAGACAAGTATAACGTCATACACGACTCGTAACCAACACGAATCAAAACATTAGATGTGTGATACAACTTATTGATTGCTGGGTACAAAGAGCTATTTCTAGGTGTAAGTCTCCGAATAGTAAGTAAAGATGTGTCGATTTCAACTAGACCCACACGACTAACAATGTAAGATTCGTCTGTGTACATAAGTGGTCTGATAAGAGCTAGAAGACACACCAAATGATGAAGTATGATCAAATTTCTATATCTATGTACAATTTTTGGTTGGATAAAAATCCATAAGAGGTCATAAGACATGTATGTCGTAAGGGCATGCGTCAAAAATAATGGATATATGGTGTATCCAAATACCGTCTCAGCAATACATAATACAGAAAATGGAGCGAGAAATGTTAATGATGCCACATCATGAATAAGAATAGAAGGGTCCTTATTCATATTGTGATTAGACAATATATTAATCACGCGAAATAATAAATGGTAAATCGTTTTTTCTCATCTCCTCTTTTCGTCGACGAGACATTGAAATTTCTCTTATAGGTCTTAGCATTAATGCATTTGTTGCAATATATTTAACACCCTTTTCAAGAGTTTTACCACGATGAAAGTAAGTCCAGGTTGAGGGAAAAAATATGATTTTCCCTGCTTTTGGTTGTACAATTTTCCCACAACTAAATTCGGTAGTTCCACCAGAATCTTTTTCAACATTATTCAAGTAAATTATATAAGTAAACATTTTCCAATTAGGGGGGGTTGATTCATCATGATGCCAATGAAAGAACTGACCAGGTTCAGTTCTTTGAATTTGTGGAGGATGTATATGAGTCCTCATTAGAAATTCAGATATCTCTTTCTTCACTTGGTCGGCAATATCCATTTTTAATATGAAGTTCTCGTATTTTTTCATAGCTTTTCGTATCATACAAATAAAATATTTTTCTTCCTCTACCCATTCAGGTTCATCGTAGATTCTTAGATCCATACTCTTTTTAATAGGATTATCATATTGCATAGCAGTCGTTCCCTTAAATTTTAATTCACTCTTTTCAAACTTATCTATAACACGATTACAAAATTCGACTGGGAATACATCATCACATTCGTATATGAATTCCATGTGTTATTAAAACTGTAAATCTTTAAATACGGGTTTCATATTTAAAAATGCACTCAAAGGGTTTCGAACCCTTGACCTCAAGCTTACTAAGCTTGCGCTCTACCACTGAGCTATGAGTGCGAGATACTGAGAGCGGGGTTCGAACCCGCGCGTGCGTAGCACAGACGATCTTAAGTCGTCCTCCTTAGACCACTCGGACATCTCAGCAACATCGAGCCTCCCACGCTATTCTATTAATCCATCAAATCTTTAAGCATTTTGGTGGTGGTTCAAAGGCTGTTTTCTCGGCCAGTTCCTTACGCTGTTTCAACTTCTTGATTTCCGCACCTTGACAGTCGTGTTTTGTCAAGTTGATACAACTCGGGCAGAAACTTCCTTCGCAATATTGACAATCAATAGGTACGCCACATTTTTTCTTACAACGTTGGCAAGGCATACTATACTATTATCCCCCATTTTTAAGTTCGTTAACGACCGCCAAAAACTGAACCGGGTCATGCCAATACGAACCCAACGTAGCATTCGGATCTTCTGGGTCATACGACTCGTCACCAAATAAGAAATCGACACCAAATACAGATACACTCGGGATATTGGTTGCTGGATATCGCTTCCCAGTTCGCCTCATTTCGACAGAAACTTGTCGTTTTTGGAGATTGCAATGATTACAGAGTGGTTGGAAGTCGTCGATTGTTTGTGTCATAGCATCTAACACTCTGGGGTCGTTGTAAAGATCGTTCTTGTGGTCAATCACAATACTCGACCTACAACCACATACGACACAAGGTTCATTCTGGAGCGCTTCACGAATGTCGTTTCGAATCGGACGTTTAGATTCGATTTGATCCGGATTCCAACCATCCATTTGAATATGTGTGATTTTACGCTGTTTACCTCTCATAAATTTCCAGATGTACCGATCATCATTCCACGGGCGATTGTATCGGATATTACCATTTGTAGACCACGGAAGTCCGACATCCTGAATCTCCTCGATGGTCACTTCCCGACTAATACCACACTCATCCGGGCAAAAGAGACTATCGATGATGTTTAAACGATCTTGGCGAACCATTTTTACTCGTCATTTAATTTCATATCACTTAGGCTCTTAAAGTACATTTCATCAAGTTCCGATCCCACGAATCGACGACCCGTCTCTTTACAAGCAATCGCAGTCGTTCCACCACCGAGAAATGTGTCGACGACTAGGTCACCCTCATTTGAGTGTTTCTTAATGAGTTCTTCAAACAATTTGATACTCTTCTGTGTAGGATGAAACCTCTTTTTACCCCCTTGGATTGGGAATTCGTAGATTCCCTTGTCGTATTCACCGTTGAATGTCGGTTTTCCCTTCTTCACTCCTAGAAGTGCAATTTCCCTAGAGTTTGTGAGATAGTTAACTCGAGAGTTTATGGGTTGTGGGTTCGTCTTGATCCATTCGATGAAACGTAACTGTTTAAACTTGTACTTTTCCATTAACTCTTTGAGATGTGATACCTTCCAAAGATCAAAGAAAATGATACACGTCCCACCATCCCTCAACTTCTTGTAGTACAACTTCATAAAATCTTCGAGTGTTTCCATTGTGAACTTCTCATCCCACTCCCCATAATTTGTTTTGACGCTATACTTTGTTCCATAAATAGTTCCATACTTCAAGAAATTTTCCTTTGCATTTGGTGTTGTTTTAGCGGCTTCGTTCTCCTTGATATAGTCTTCCCACTCCTTTTCAGTTTTTGTCAAGTTCTTACCGGATTCGATTGCGTCATGAAGGGTATTCATACCCGTTTCGTGTGAAATGATATACGGTGGATCCGTCAATATCAAATCTACAGACCCATCGTCCAAACTCTTTAAAAGATCTCGTCCATCACAATGGCGAATATCCATATATCTGTATGAGACTTCTACTGTTTAAGTTAGATAAAGCCTCTTTTGTATATACCAACAATGACTACGATCGCGTTCACCAAGCCAGTTGTTCCCACTGAATACTCCCGTCTCAAGACAACCCTCAAGAGGTCTACAGCTGGATATGGTACAGCTTTGAGTGCTTCGTATTTCATCACACAGGGGGCTGACCAGGGTGTATCGGCCGTTTTGGGAGCCACGGCGTCGTACGCGTACGTATCCCTTCTATCGGATAGGGTGGACAAGTTTGAAAATTCGGCAATTCAGAAGGAGTTCTTGGCACCATTGTGTGCCGCTGCTTTTGAAGTGTCGTGGAATAACGCACCTTTCGCGTTTGACTTTGATTATGGAGCTACTTTCGTGGGTTTTCTCGCTTATAAATTCGCACTCACCACCGTCCTATACGAGACTGTGAGGGAGATGATGATTGGAGACAGCGAAGCCTTCTATGACACTGAGGAGAAGGTCTATAACGACCTTAGCGAAGACGACGAAGTTCCCGAGCAATACGCATCACTGCACGAGGAGACGCTTGGTTGATCATCCTCTGGCCAGCCGCATTCATATAAGAAACACGTTTATC